CCGTCATTCTTTCTATGACCTATGGAGAACTAAAGCGTTACATTCTGTTCCATCGTGATTTGGAAAGAAGGCAGTATCAAAACCTGTCACAAATCGCCTATATCCAAGCCGGGGTAATTGCTGCTGCGGTTGCCGGGGAGGATGTGGGCGCTGTGTACGACCTTTTCCCTTATTGGACAGGGGATGATGTGCTGGATATTCAAGCGGCCAAAGCAATGGCTTACTTTGATCAGTTTTAATGATTGAAAAACAAGAAAAGGAGGTGATTTTGTGGATCAGGAATTGGTAACACGATTTACTGCGGATATTAGCCAGTACAAAAAGAGCATGGCCTCTCTCCAAGCCGATCTGAAGCAGCTGTCCGGCGTGACGGATAAAATTAAGACGGTGACTGCCAAGGCAATGTCTTCCGCCTCTTCTGATACAAGGAAGATGGGAAAGCAGGTGGATACGCTTATTAAGAGCCAGGAGCGCAATGTGCAGGCCGCTATGAGCAGTGCTGCGAAAATATCCGAGTATACGGCAAAAGCCAGACAGCTGAAAGACCAGCTGCACAGCCAGGACGAAACATACAAGCAGTTGTCCAGCCGCTTAAAAGAGGTAACGGCCACTTACCGGGCACAGCAGGAGTTTTTGAAGTCTTATAAGAATGGCATTGCCGGTGTCAGCAGTCAGTACCAGGAGATGGTAGACTGGATCCACAAAATGGAAACAGCGTCGACCAGCGGCATGACGATCAATCAGATCGAACAGCAGCGGGCGGCTATCAATCGTATAAAGAACGATTTAGAAGTCTTTGACGGCGAGCTGAAAGAGGTTGGACTGAATCCGAACAACTTGAAAACGGACTCCCTGGACAAGCTGAAAAACGAAATCCGCAAAACTTCTTCGCAGATTCTCAAAACAAAGAGCGCAATGTCACAGACCACGGCGCAGATTAACAAAACGAATGCGGATATAGCAACGGAAAGCACCCGCTTCTCCAACTTGAAATCGTCTATATCCAGAAATGCTCCTGCGCTTAAGAGTATGAGCAAGCAGCTCAAGCAAACCGGCGATGTTTCCGCAGCAGGGAAACTGAAAAAAGGCTTCTCCGGTTTAAAGGGAATATTTGGAAATATCGGATCTGCAGCGGGCGCCGCTTTTGGCAAGGTGCATAGTCACCTGAAAAATATGCGTGCTTCTTCCGGTACGGCCAGCAAGTCCCTGTTGAATGTGGTCAAGTCTATCCGCCGTATAGGTGTGGTATCGCTGGGGCTGAAAGTGTGTAAAAACATTTTCGGCGAGCTGCGCTCGGTGATCACCGGATATTTAAGTCAGAATGAGGCTCTGAATAACCGTGTGGAAGCCTTGAAAAATGCTTTTGCAAATGCTTTGGCACCGGCCATCAATGTAGTTGTGGGGCTGTTCGAAAAGCTCATGCCCTACGCCATGAGTGTTGCCAATGCCATTAGTGGTTTGCTTTCATCTGTGGGGATCGCTTCGCAGGTAAATGCCACGGCCACCGCTGTGGGCAAGACCACAAAAGAGACGAAAAAGCTGTCTCAAGCGCAGAAAGAGCTGTACGGATTTGACCAAATCACTAAGGTTAGTGATGATCAGCAAGACAGTAGTTCGTCCGGTGCGTCTACAGCCAATACGCCGGCAGCGTCCAACCAGTTCTCCGCTTATTTGGAGAAAATCAAGGGCCTGTGGAAAAACGGCGACTTTGAGGGAATCGGCGAACAAATCGCCGGTTCTTGTAATAAGATTATTAGCAAGATCAATGCACTGGACTGGAAAGGCATACAGGACAAAGTCAACGGCGCTGTCAGCGGTATTGCCAAGAGCCTAAACGGCTTCATCCGTGACTTCGACTGGGAGGGTGCCGGACAAATTGTTGGTAACGGTGTGAACACCGTCTTCGGTGCGCTGGACACCTTCCTGACCACATTCGATTTTGCAGCTCTTGGCGCAGGCTTTGCTAAAAACCTGAACGGTATTTTTAACACCATTGATTGGGGCCAGGTGGCAAAGACCCTGTCCGACGCAATCAGCGGTGTGTTCAAGACCATTGCCGGCTTTTTGGAAAACCTGGACTGGCGCGGGCTTGCAACGGCGCTGGAAAACTTCATAGGCGGTATTGATTTTGGTGGAATGGCAAGCGCTCTGTTTGAAGCACTTGGTGCAGCTTTAGGCGGCCTGTGCGCGTTTCTGGGACAGCTGATCTCTGACGCTGTGTCCGGCATACAGTCCTATTTTGGCGACAAGATCAAAGAAGCCGGCGGCAATGTGGCCCAGGGCATTTGGGACGGCATTGTTGACGGTATTGGTGACGCAGGAAAGTGGATCAATGAACATATCTTCCAGCCGTTTCTTAAAGGCTTCCAGAAAGCCTTTAAGATCAAGTCACCTTCAAGGGTTATGAAAGAACAGGGCGGCTTTATTTCCCAAGGTCTGTTTGACGGTATCGGCGATCTGTGGAAAAAGGTCAGCCAAAAATTCAAAGGATTTAAGGACGGCGTTGTTAATTTCTTTACCGGGAAAAATGGCGTTGTATCAAAAGTCACCGGCCTTGGCGGTAAGATCGTGACCGGCTTAAAGAACGGTCTGAAGAATTTGAAAGCCACCTTTACCAATGCGTTCAAAGGCCCCTTAAACGGTGTGATCAAACTGGTCAACAATATGGTTGGCAAGATCAATGACAAGCTGCTGATTAGCGTTGGCAGCACGCTGTCTAAGGTGCTTAGCGCCCTGGGCGTGAGCGTGACCAACGGCCAGTACCAGTTGTTTTCTATACCCACTATCCCAGAGCTGGAAAAGGGCGGCGTGCTGAAAAAAGGCCAGGTCGGTCTGCTGGAAGGTAAAGGCGCCGAGGCTGTTGTGCCTTTGGAGCGAAACACCCAGTGGATCAGCAAGGTAGCCGCAATGATGGTACAAATGCTGGGTAGCAGCGGGCAGGCGGTCAATGTAACAATCCCGGTATATGTGGGCGGTAAGCATTTAAGCACGGTGGTGCTGGACGATGTGAACCAAACAGAAAAGAAAGGCCGTGACCCGGTTACGGCCACAGCGTAAGGAGGGACGGTATGCCACTATATATTGACGGCACAAAAATGCCAAACCCATCATTCAATGCCATATCCTGTTCAGACGAAAAGGTGTGGTCCTCTAACACGGGCCGCTCCAAGTCGGCTTATATGAACGGCAGTATCGTTCAGGTCAAAAAAACAAGGCAGTTGTCCTTTCCGCCCTTGACCCGGGCGGAATTGGACAAGCTAAACGGCGTGATCAACAATGCGAGTAAGCCCTGGCATTCTATTAAACTGGAGGATACTTCCGGGAATACGGTGTTTTCGTTCAACTGCTACTTTGGTACGCCCAGTTGGACAGCCTATTCCGGTGCCAGGGATTGCCGGTATTTCATCAACTACAAAGTAGATGCCATCGAGCGCTAAAGGAGTATTTTATGTACAAGACAAGCACAGCTTTTAACCAGGCCATCAAAAACGGTGAACGGATCTATGTGAAGGTTAAATGTGGCAATTTCATTTTTGGCTACAACGATGAGACGGATCCTACAAGCCCAAATGAGCAAAATAACATTATGGAGCTGAATATTGACCGCAGTATCAGCCATGACGATTACGCGCTGGCAAAGTCCTACGCTTGTGGGTGTAACTGCGTTCTGTGGGCTGTGCCCGCCGGAGCCGTGCTTCGCGGGCAGAAAACCGTGGTGTACTTTGGCTGTATGGTCAACGGTGCAGTGGAGTGGGTGCCAATGGGCGTGTTTTATCCGGAAAAGGTCACTCGGTCCGGCGAATGTACCACTTTGGAAATGTACGACCACATGTATGATCTTTCTATGCCGTATTCTGCCGCCATCAGCGGTCAGCAGACCCCTTTGGCAATCTTAAAAGACCTGGCACGCCAGGGTAACTTTGAGTTGGCTGCCGGCGTGGAGAGCAAGGTCTCCGGCTTTGGCACGGTAGATGTTTCTTTGCTCTGCGGTACGGAAACAGACGAGGACGGCAAGCAGCAGGTCACTGCCTATAATGTGAATGATGCCATCGGTTATGTGGCTGGGTTCTGCGGCTGTGCTGCCGTCTTTGATCGAGAAGGCAAGTTGCGAGTAGATACTTTCGCCCAGGTATATGATGGTACGGCAGAATACGCGGTGACAGATGACACGGTCACAGAGGTTTCACTGGCAGAGACGGACAAAACCTACCTGGGGATCAGTTGCAACAATGGGAATAAGAATATTCTTGCACCAGATAGTCTGTCGGTCAACAGCGAGGTGCTGTATTTCGACAACCCACTGATCACCACCCAGGCCCAAGCGGAAAAAGTATTCAACGCTGTGTCTGATATGATCTACATAGACGATGGAGACCAGGGCGAGACTGTATTTGACCTGGGCATACAGTACCGACCGGGAAGTATGACATTGCTCACGGCCAATCCGGCGTTGGATAGTTTTGATGTGATCACTTACCGGGACGATACCGGCGATCACCATATCCTTGATGGGTGTGGAGTATGATTATGATGGCTCCGTCACTATGGATGTGGCCGCCCATGCCCGTTCAGAACAGGAGGGCAGCTCTGCCGGAAGCATTCTTTCCCGCATGATCTCTAAGGCTATGCAGCAGGTCACAGCGCCGTTGGCGCAGCGCATTCAGGACGCCACGGATTCTATCACGAACGCAGTGGGCGGTTACGCTGCTTTGATCGACCGGGACGGCGATGGTGTGTCAGACGCGCTTTATATCGGAGAGTACCCGGCAGCGGAGGGCAAGACCAAAGGCCGCTGCCTGCTGCTGAATAAGAACGGCATGGCTGTTTCTACCACCGGATTGCAAGGCCCATTTAAGGACTTTGCGGTGTACTACAACAAAAAAACCAACCAGTATTACCTGAATGCTACGGACATTTCAGCCGGTAGACTCTCCGGTATTGAGATCCTTGCGGATAAAGGCACGATTGCCGGGTGGAATATCAACAGCAAAGAGTTGTATGCCGATCTTGGTGATTATCGTGCATACATTCAAAAGCCCACTACCAAAGACTCTTGGGTGTTTTCTGCACAAAAAAAGAACAGCAACGGTTCATATACTGGTACATGGTATGTAACGATGGGCGGCGATATGGTATGCAATGGTTCGGTAGATGTAAGCGGGGCCCTATCGGTGGAAGGGAAAACCAAATTTGATGCCGATGTACAATTCTTCAAAAAAATATATGATCTTGCCGGATATGAAATCATTAATGCTGCATCTGGTGGTAGCAGCCTTGTAATTGGATACGGTCAGTATGAGCACGGAGCCAAAACATATTTAGAAGGCGGAGATATTTGCTTAAGAATGCAGCAGAATGGCAACTTGCGTATACAAGCGGGATCAAAAGATTCGGTTGAAACCAGATTTGTACTGTCTAAAGTGAGTTGGACGCTTAGCGGAAGCACTGCGTACCGTGATACGATTGAATCAAAAGGCGGGTTTGTGCTTAGTGCGAATGGTGGCGATAATGTTTTATACCTTGTCGGGAAGAGTATATGGATTGATAACGCCACGACAATCAGAGGCAAACTGACGGTACAAGACGATATTAGACTGAGTTTTAAATCTTCAAGCGGAACCATTCCACTGGTTGTAAACACAAGCGGCGTTATTACAACCGCAAACTCATCAAAACGATACAAAGAGAATATCAAACCGGTAGAAGACGCTGTGCTGGATCCAAACGGTCTTTACGATGTACAGGTGTGCCAGTACAATTACAAGCCAGAATACAAGGACAACGAATTGGTCAGCGGGACGCAGATCGGCGTTATTGCAGAGGATCTGGACAAGCATTACCCCAACGCAGTGATCTATGACAGTGAAGGGAGACCTGAAAGCTGGCAAGATCGTATCATGATACCGGCAATGCTTAAGTTGATCCAAGATCAAAAGAAGCAACTGGACGCTTTGCAGGCAGAAGTGGACGCGCTGAAAGCAAAATTGCAATAAACAGCAAAGCGGCTGCTCCGCACTGGAACAGCCGCTTTAGAGTTATTAGTCAATATATATTCTTGGAGTGGATTTATCGCCCTTTTTGAAATAGAAATGCCTGCCGCTTTCATCGACATATATTTCTTCTAACGGATCGTCTCGAGAAGAAGCTGTGTCCCAGTAATATCCATCGTCAGAAGGTATGGGATCAAAGTGCGCGTCAGCAGGACGCTTCGGCACCGTTGATTCGGTTGTTTCTCTTATTGCGGCTGGGGCTACTGTGCCATTCCTTTCGGTTCGATACACTACTTGCGGTTGCGTGGTAGTATGCTTCTTCTTTTTCTTCTTAGTGGTTGTGGGCTTTGTAGTTGTAGTGGTAGTTGCGGTCGCCTCTGTGGCTGCCGGTTCTGTAGTGGTCTCTGTGGGTTGTGTAGTGACACCAGCCAGCGCACTGGATACAGCTTGATCTACCAGACTGGCTGTCTCTTGATCATGCACTCGATCATAGTGTACCCACACACCGATACCGACCCCCACCGCCACTACAACGGTCACAACAAGGATCCACACTTTGGCCTTAGACTTCATCTTCATCTCTCCTTTCACTCCCCACCATACCACACTTCCCCGCAGATTGCAAGAAAACAGGAGGCGATTCCCATGTAAAATACAAATTGCAGTCAACTGCAAACGGCGGCTTATGCACGCTGTTTTTTTATGTCAAAAAGGAGGATTTTATGCAGACATTAAACATTAAGATCACCCAGCAGGCGGTGATCTTACAAAACAAAGACCCGGTGACAGCTGAGAATGTCAATCAGATCCGCTGTGTGGTAGAGCTGGATCCGGCATACGCCGATCTGGTCGTGCGGGTGTGCATGAACGGCCAGTTTGCCACTGTGGTGGATGGACAGTGCTTCGCCCCGCCGCTGCAAGAGGGAATGTGCCGCCTGGGCGTTTACGGCTATGCTATGGACGGTGAGCAGTTGGTACAGCGTATTAGCCCGGAGCCGTGCGTGTTTTATGTGCGCCCGGGTTCTTATGACGCGGCAGTTGTGGAGGCAGACGCGCCGGATCCAACGGAGTTGGAGTCTTATTACGCCAAGGTGCAGGCTCTGCTCAAGGATATTGGTAAGGGTGTGAATGGCACCACTTATACGCCCAGCGTGTCCGCAGCGGGCGAGATCAGTTGGACCAATGACGGCGGAAAGGACAACCCGGAACCGGTGAACATTAAAGGCCCAAAGGGTGATACAGGTCCCCAGGGCACTCCTGGTAAAGATGGAGAGCGAGGACCGCAGGGCGAACCGGGAAAAGACGGCGCAGCCGGGCCGCAGGGCCCCCAAGGTGAGCCGGGTGCAGAGGGTCCGCAAGGTCCCAAAGGGGACATAGGTGCACAAGGCGAGCAAGGTGAACAGGGGCCCAAGGGGGATACAGGTGCGCAAGGTCCTCAGGGTGAACAAGGCCCTAAAGGCGACACCGGCCCTCAGGGCGAACAAGGGCCAAAAGGTGATCCCGGTCCTGCAGGCGCTGATGGCAAGGACTATGTGCTGACGGACACGGACAAAACCGACATTGCCACCAAGGTGGAGATCCAGGATGGCTCTGTGACTACGAACAAGCTGGCGGACGGTGTTGTTACCGGTGATAAGGTCAGCTCACTGGCTATTGAGGCCAAGCATATTAAGCCGCGTACAATAACCGGCATGCGGCTGGCTCTAAAAACGGTCACAGAGAACTTGTTAAGTGATGAGTTGCAATCCAAACTTACCAGCTGGGTGGGCACTCTGGCACAAGCGTCAGGCGATGCGGTCACCTTACACGAATGGTGGAACATCTCTGAGTTCTGCCCCTATGTGCTGAATGTGGATTATGACACCCAGGGCACCATTACATTGCACGCTGACGATGCTAAGAGCGGCGATCATGCCTTGACCTTGCGCAGTGGGGCGCTGGTGTCATTCTTTGAGGAAAACGGTACGGAGTGCGCCGTAATTACGCAATCTGACTTTGGTGTTGCGGTGGTCCGCCGAGCTGCGGACGGCAGCGGGACGGTCACCCTGCTGACTGCGGGTAATACCGGCTCTGTTGAGACCTGGGAGACCGTGTTTACCAAAACATTTGACGCCGATACAACGGACAAGCAAAACTGGGTTTTGTCTAAGCCGTGCAGAAAAATTAAGTTGCGCATGGTTAGCGTTGGAACTACTACCAATAGTAGTGCCGGAGACCAAACTGTATATTTGAATTCGTACACATCTGAGACTTACATACCCAATGCGTTTCGTTTCGATGTTGCAAAAGATAAGGGAAGCTTCGTTGTTGCAGAGGTTGAATTGACTGCTGACATGGTGCGTGTAATGCAAAACAAATCAGATAAGTCAAGTGGCTTCAACCCAGCTGATGTCATGGAAAAAGGCTGTATATGGCTTAGCAACAAGGTTAACTTCAACATATTCAAAGATGTGGAGGCTCACGGTGCGATTAAGTCGTTAGGTTTCCCAACCAATGGACGAACAATTGGTGCAGGCACGCAAGTTGAAGTATTGGGGGTGGCAAAATGAGCATTGAAATCGAAAGCCGTATTGCATTCCTTAAGGCTGAACTTGCCGATACTGATTATCTATGTTTGAAATTTACAGACGGCGCGCTGTCCGAGGAGGAGTACGCACCGATCCGCCAAAAGCGGGCTGCATATCGGGCAGAGATCAACGCCCTGCAAGGGGGTGATAGCCATGAGTGACGCTATAATCGTAGCTATTGTGTCCGGTGTGTTTTCCCTGGCAGGATACTTATTTGGCAATTATAAGAGTCAAAGCAAGACCATGTACCGAATAGATCAGCTGGAAAAAAAGCAGGACAAACATAATACGCTGATTGAGCGTATGTACAATGTTGAGGATCGCATACATGTGCTTGAGAATAAGCAAGCTGTTGCGGATCATAGAATTAAAGATTTGGAGGATAGCAAAAAATGAAAGTAACCGCAGGAACCATTGCAAGAACCGTCGTGTTGGCGGTATCTCTGCTGAATGTACTCTTGAACGCCTTTGGCAAGAACCCTTTGCCCTTTTCGGACGATGAGGTGTACACCGCCGTGTCAACGGTGGTGGCCGTGGCGGCTTCCCTGGCTGCCTGGTGGAAGAACAACAGCTTTACCACGGCTGCACTAAAGGCAGACGAAACCCTGGCGCTGGAACGGACGGAAACAGCAGAGAGCGAGGCGGTAAGTCATGAGTAAACTGTACTATTGCAGACAGACCACCGAAAAATGCAAGTCTATCCGTTATCCCAGCAAATTCCACCCCTATAAATACGGCACTTCCGGCTGTATCTACACCAGCGGCTGCGGGGTGTGTGCCAGTCTTATGGTTTTACATAACTTTGGTTTTACCGGCTTGGACACCGCTGCTTGGGCACAGAAGTGCCTACTGATGGGTGCACGGTCCGCAGATGGCACCAACATGGATAAGGTGGCAGCGTTTATCGAGAGGCATTTCTCCATCATAAGCAAGCGGGCAAAGACGGTTGCCGACCTAAAGGCTCACCTGAAATCCGGCGGCAAGGCCATTGTATGCGTTAGCGGTGGCGGCAAGCAGCTGTTCAGTAACGGCGGCCACTATGTATATGTGGGCGGCCTGGACAAGAGCGGTAACCTGATCGTGCTGGATCCGTACTGGTATGATGGTAAGTTCACCATGACCGCCAACCGCCGCAAGTACACCAAGGTCAAGAACGCCCGGGAGGTGTATGTGCAACCTGCCGCCCTTGCGTCTGATATTAGTGACATTTGGCTCTTTACGAACGCAAAGGGAGCCAAGACTGTATATGCGGAGAACGATGTGAACTACCGCAAGGCAACACCCAAGGCGCCTACCGTAAAGCCGGGTACATATACAACCACAGCAGTGCGTGGTATTTACAAGGGCGCAGGTGCAGCGACCGGCAGAAAAAAGGTTAAGGATCTGACCACGGACGGCCGGCGACACGCTACCAGTAGCAAGTCCAAAGCAGACGCTATGTTTCGGGCAGACACCACCATCACCGTGCTGGAGACAAAGCTGCTCAGCACCGGCAACCTGTGGGCGCGCTGCCCCTCCGGTTGGCTGTGTATCTGGGAATGCGCAGACAATCATAAATTTATTAAGTGAAGCAGAAAGCCCACCGGATAACCGGTGGGCTTTTTCATATCTGCTTTTTTTACTTAATTTTAGTGAATGGTATTGACAATCATTGCCTCGTTGTAGTATAACGAAAAACAAAGGAGGAATGAAAAATGATTGTGGAAGATACTAAGGATTTGGTCGAAACTGCGGACTATGTGATCATTGAAGCTGTTTTAGTGGATGATGGACTGCGTTACAAACAACTTTCTGTTGGCATTAAAGCCAAAAATGGTGACATTATCCGCATAATTCCAATATCGACAATGCTGATGTAAAAAAAGGCCGGGTAGTTCAGTAACTGCCCGGTCTTTTTCTATACCTCGCATTACCAAGTACTGCAACGAGTACTGCAACGCCAAAAGTTTTTTATTTTCTCTCATTTTTTACACAAGCAAAAATTTGGCTTAACTAAGCCAAAAATGAAAACAGGAAGAAATAAAGGACGGCTAAAAAAGCCGTCCTTTTTGGTCGAGGTGACAAGATTTGAACTTGCGACCCCCACGTCCCGAACGTGGTGCTCTACCAAACTGAGCCACACCTCGATTTATTGCTACAATAGGATAACACAAAATGCGCGCGGTTGCAAGTGTTTTTTACAGAAATTTGTTTTGCGACGGGTCATAGGTCATGCCGATGGCAGCCAACTGGGCCTCCAGCGCCGCCCGGTCCACCTGCAAGTCTGCACACAGAGCGTCCAGGCTGGGATAAAAATCCCGCAATTTGGTATTGATTACGCTAAACAAAATAAACGGGTCCTTGGGTAATGCAGCCACTTTTTTTGCCTCCCGGTGCAGATTTGATTTTAATTTACCATAAAAAGCGGGAGAATTCAAGAAAAATCCCGCCTTTTATATTGATTATTTTCTATTTATATGTCATAATAGGCTGTAATTTTATATCCGGCGCAAAACGGCGCGATCGCCCGTTGGCCGGAACAGTAGGTGAAATCATGACGGAAAATGAAAAAATCGCAGCGCTGCTCTTTCCCCATATTACCATGACCCCGGCGGATTACGAAGCCAAATACCCGCCCCGGCAGCTGAAAGAGGG